ATTGAAGTTAACCCGAGTGGATTAGGTACACAACCTATCGCCTTAGATTGGACAGGTGTAAACTTCTCTGGTTGTGGTATAAGTTTGATTTGTGGAGAGATAGACAACTTCATATTCACAAAGGGAGCGATACTGGGAAGCGGTGCGTTTACATTTACGAACTCAGTAGGAACTATCGGGATAGATAATAGTTTATTTGTAGGAACTGGAGACGATTACCCACTAATTGATTTACAGTCTACTTGCGTAGTTACCAGACGATTCAGAGTTATTTACTCTTCTTTTGTTGCTTTCGGCTCAACTAAGGCAATCAACGTAGACGTTTCTGCTACTGTTCCAACAGATTCTTATATCTTAGATACTTGTAACTTCTCAGGCGGTGGAACTTATTTACAGGGTATTGGTCAATTATTCACAGATAATGAGCCACGTTGGGTGAATAATAAGGGTATTATAAACACTGCAGCAATAGGTAACTATTACATGAGTAACAACGCTACGGTAACAACTATATCGGCTTCAGCTACTCCTGTTAAAATTCTTGGTACAACTACTGCGAACGCTATAAACCAAAAGCTGTCACATACAGATAACAGGCTTACGTATGATGGAGAATTAATAAAGAGTTTCCAAATTACAGCCATTGCCAGTTTCATAAGTGGTAACAATAGAAAGATTGGTTTGTATGTAGCAAAGAATGGAACTATATTGACAGATTCTGTAATGTACGCCACAACTTCGGGAACAGGTAGAGCGGAATCGGTAACTATTCAAACTATCACAGAGATGAGTAACGGTGACTATATCGAAATATGGATTGAGAATGATTCTAGTACTGATAATATTACGGTAGAGTTTCTAAACGTTATCTGTAAAGCTATAAACTAATGGCACAATTCAAAGTTAAATACGCAACAAGGGTAAAACTCCAAAGGGCAATACAACAAGAAATAAAAAGACTTGGCTTGGTTCAAGATTGGGCTATGTACAACTCTATCAGAGTAGGAGCAGCGACAGCAGACCTAAATAAAATCTATGTCACCGTCAACGCTTTGTATTACTTCTTCTTTCAAGACAATGGTGCTGACCTTTGGAACGGTGGTTTTATCGCTCCGCAAGGAATAACACGCAAGGCTTTAGAATCTCCTAACGGTCAGAAGTTCGTACAGGAAACAATGGAAGCGTATTTAAGTTGGATGTTTGAGCAGTTCCCTTTATTGGATAACACTTCAAAGATAAACTTCACTCCTGATATTATCGTAGAGTATAATCTATTCGGTGACGATAGCGGAAAGTGGAACGGAACTTTTGAGGAAACTATTAAGATATTTCCAGCTTAATTATTATATTAGCTGAACATAGTTAGTTTTGAGTTTAGGTAAGGAAGTAGGGGAGTAACATCCCCTATTTTGTTTCTGCATCCTTAGACAACTGATTAAGCACAAAGATTAACTTCAGATTATACACATCTTTGTATTTAGTCTTATCACCGTTTGCCAGTCTGTCTATTATCATCTCCCAACCCCAACGGCTAAACCTCTTTTGTTCTGCCTGGTCTTTTAATACCTCTGCCCTTTCCTCTGGCGATAGTTCGTTAAGTTCTTCTTCTGTAATATCACCCGAATCAAATAGATTGCTATAAGCGTCATTTATTAAGTAGTTTCGATATTTAAGCCATTCTTCTATTAAGCCGTATATTGATGTTATAGGTAAGCTATAAAAGTCGTTACCACGTTCGACAGGGTCATACTCATAAGGCTCGTAAATCAAATGTTCCCATTCATTCTTAGAAGTCTTACGGTAGAATATCCCTGCAATAGTTGTTAAATTATTAACTTTATCTTGGTAGTAGTGTTCTAAATCTAAGAACTCACCCAAGCGAATATCCTTAAACTCCTTACATACATACTGCCCTACTTTCTTGGCATACTTCCTATGTGGCTCTTTCTTTAACCAACCTAAACCCCTAAAGATTTTATCCACCTCAATAACGCTTAATTCCTCAACGTCTAAGTCAGTTAGTATGTCAAGTACATCTAAGTGCCAATCAAAAACAGACTCCGAAGCCGTTAAACCTCGGAGTTGCTGATATTGGTTAACAGTTATGTCATTCCACGTTGTCGGTATCATTCAATCGCTCTGCTGATTTTACAAGTAGTTCACTAACTGCTACAATATGTGGGATGGCTATCTCACACGGTAGTTTTTTAAACAGTGCTTTTTTGTGTTTAATATGAGAAGCGGTGTAGTGTTCGTTCTTACTTAGATCGTCACGTTTAAATAATACACTCAAACAGTCTGCCGAGAACTCGCTACGGTCTTGCTTCCATGTCTTCTCAATTAGCGACAAGTCTTTTACACCTATGTTTTCATTTGCTGAATACGTAAAGCCATCCACTTCAATAGATAGTTTTCGCTCTGTTGGTGCTTCTGGGATGTCGTTAAAGTCGCTCACAGCTTGTTTGAACTCTTCAAGGCTCATAACGTCAAAGATTTCAGAAGGCACACCTAAGTATGTAAACTTCTCTATCCACTTATCTAATGAATCGCTCATCGTCATATTGATAGCGTTTAATTTGTCGAATTGCTCCACTGTCAACTCGTCTACCCTGTTCGGGATTTCATAACCTCCTATGTTTACCATTTGTTAAATTTTAAACGAATATACAAAAAAAAATAAAAAGTGTAAACAAAACAACATAGTTATTACAGATATAGTATGGAGGAACTACCACGTTTTGAAATTACCATAGACGACGCTCATAAAACAGGAGACGAAGATTTAGGCATTGACATGATTGCTTTTACTTCTGACCCTGCTGTATTGGTTAAGGGTGTAGCGTTTAAATCGGTAAGAAAGGAATACTTCGCAGACGATAAGAAATATCGCATTACTGCTCCCGCAATGATACCTATGGACATTTATCGTAGGGATGAAGATGGGGAGTATGAGGTTACATTCACTGAAGAGGTTATAGATGCCATGCATAATAAGTTCATGGCTAACCTAAACAACAAAGACTTATTCAACTTAGAGCATAATGCAGAGCAGAAAGTACCTGCTTACATTCTTGAAGCGTGGATAGTAGAAAACCCGAAACAAGATAAGGCTTATTCCACGTTTGGAATTGAAGTGCCTAAAGGTACGTTAATGGTAACGGCTCAAATCACAGACAAAGACTATTACAACAAACTTGTAGAGAATAATCAAACAGGGTTCTCTATTGAGGGGTTTTTAGGTCTTACAGTACCAAGTAACAATTTAAATAAATATAATATGTCGAACACAGACTTTACACCAGAAGAGGGTAAGCAATACGTTTTCGTAGATGGCAAATTCTCGGAGGTTAAAGAGGAAGTGATGGCAGAAGTATCGGAAGAGGTCGTAGAATCTGAAATGGCAGAAGTGCCACAAGAAGAGGAAATGGCTGAAGTACCACAAGAAGAGGTAACTGAAGAAGTAGTAGTAGAACAACCTGAAGAGATGGCGGTAGACCCTGCTGCTGATGGTGAAGCTATTATTTCTATCGTTGCTCCTTTGATTGAAGAGGTACGTAATGAGATTCTTCAAGTTATCGCAGACCTTAAAAACGAAATGGCGGAAGCTTCTGATGAAGTGGAGGATGCAACTGCTGAACTTGAAATGTCCGCTTCAAAAATTGGCTTTTCTAATTACATAAACTTTACGAAACAAAATGGCTAAAAAGTACAAATTTGATTTAACGGTAGATAGTACTGCCTTACTTCAAGCAAACCCTACGGAGTTCTATTCACGTCTTTTCGGGATGGAATCAGCAACTTCAAATTATCGAGTGATTCCGGGAATCAAAAACAAGACTAAAATCGCTAACGTTCTATTTAACGAAATTACACAAGCAGCAGGTTGTGACTTCGCAGCGACTGATTCAACAGTTTCTGCTATCACAGTAGATGTATGTGCGTTAATGCTTAACACTTCTGTTTGTCAGTACGAATTAGAGCAGTCTTGGTTGGCTAACGAAATGGCAAAAGGGTCTAACTCAAACTTTGAGGTAGCTTCTTTCATGTCTTACTTCTGGGAGCAAATGGCAAACAAGGCACACGAAGAGTTCGCTAAACTTGCATGGCAAGGTGATACAGATGGAGCGCCTTCCACTTATCTTAACCTTTGTGATGGTTGGTTAAAACGTCTTTGTGGATTGTCTCCAGTACGTGCTACACAAACAACTATTACTTCGTCTAACGTAATTTCAGAGATGGGTGAGTGTTTGACTTTGCTTCCTAACGAGGTTAAAGGTAGCATGGCAAACGTACAGTTCAAGGTTTCTCCTGACGTTGCAGTTGCTTACCGTATCGCTACGGCTTCGAACAACACTATCAACAGTGTTACACAGTCTTTAGGTCTTACTTACTTGGATATTCCTATCGTAGTTGAGTACGGTCTACCTACTTCTACAATGATTCTTGGTGATAAAAATAACTTCCTTTTCGTTACTGACCTAGAGGGAGATATTGATTCATTAGAGATTGTAGACTTCAGTAAGACTACACTTGACCGTAGAATCGGAGCGAGAGCAGATTACAAAGCAGGGTTCTATATTACTAACTCTGAGCAGATTGTATTCTACGGTGACTGTACTGCATCTTAATTAACTCCTAACTAATAACAAGGGGGTGAAATTCCCCCTTTTTTAAAACTTTAAAAAATGGCTTGTACAACTTTAGAAGATATAGTTAAAGGCTGTGACAACAATATAGGGGGTATTACTGCGGTTTACATCAACGATATGGATAACATAACGGCTGTAACTGAAGATGCCGCTGCTTGGGAGGTTACGGCTATTACACAAACAGCACGTTTTCAAACTATCGAGTTCAGACGTAACGTGGGTAACTTTGTAGAAGATGCTGCTATTGACTTTGTTAATGGTTCGTCTTTCGTTACTGCTACTATTACACTTAACTTGCATAGAAGAGAAGCGGCTAAATCACGTCAAATTAAAATTATGGGAGAGGGACAACGTGACCTCGCTGTAATTGTAAAAGACGCAAATGGCAAATATTGGTATTTCCCATATGCACAAGTAAGTGCTGTTGGTGAGGGTTCAGGAACAGCCAAGGCAGACGGGTCTAAATACTCGGTGACTTTGGTAGCTGAAAATGAATTCCTTGCTAAAGAGGTGGATAGTGCTATTATTTCCGCATTGTTAGAACCAGTTTCTTAATCCTTTCTTTTCATAGCTTAAAAGGGGGTAGTCGAAAGGCTGCCCTTTTTTTATAAACACAATCTTTGAAGTATTACAGATATATTATGATTTACATCGAGAAAGGACAAAGTAATAACATCTGCTTAACTCTTACGGAAAGTACTTCAATTACTGACCCTGTTTTCTTATTTAAGTTTGTTTGGGAAACTGCCGAAAGCGTTGACCCTATTTATTGGATAGGAACAGATACAAGTGCTTATACTTACAGATATAATTTTTTCACACTTACTGAGGGAACAGATGTAACCTTTAGAATTGGACAATATAGATATGAGGTTTATGAATCAGAAACAGGCAGCACTCCGACAGATGAAACGGGGTTAACTCGAATTGAAGAGGGCAGAATGATTGTAAACGGAACAGGAACAACAATATACGACTAATGGGAGTTTTCGGAAAACAAAAATTTGATAACAGCATACAAACTGAAGTAGTAGAAACGTCTTACCAAGCGTTTAACACTCCGTTTATGAAGATACCTAGTGGTAGTCTTTCTTTGCCGTTTGTTTATTCACGCTACGAAACAAGAGGTTATATCCCTTTTGGAGCGGATAACCTTTACCCTCAGCACTTAGACCAACTTTATTACTCAAGTCCGTTACACGGTTCTATCGTAAACTTTAAAGTAAATGCTGCTATCGGTGGGGGTTACGAAATAGAAGAGAAGCTAAACGCAAGAGACAAGGTAAGTTTATTACAGTTCTTAGGTAACATCGGTCTACGTAAGAACTTACAGTTAATTGCAAAGACTGACATTGTACATAATAGGGTTTACTTCTTGGTAGATGTTAAAGATGGAATTGCTAAAAACTTTAGGCACATTCACGCTTCAAAAGTGCGTATTTCTAAGTGTAAAAAGAAGTATTCAGTTAACGATGATTGGAGCAACTCAATAGATATTAAGGTTTACGAGAAGTTCGACAAGAAGCATCGTAACGGAACATACATAATCCCATTCGAGCAGATGACGTTAGGGCAGGACTACTACCCTATTCCTGCTTATACTTCGGCGGCTAACTTTGCTTTCCTTAGCGGTGAGTTATCTTACTTACAAAAGAGTAACATTCAGAACGCTGTGTTCCCTTCGTTTGCGATGTTGTTTCCTAAGAAGCCACAAAGCAACGAAGAGTTAGATGTCATTAAGGATTCAGTGAAGAACATGAAAGGAGCAGAGAACGCAGGGAAGCCTGTCGCTTTCTTTGCCAACTCTAAAGACCAACTTCCAGAACTTGTGAATATTCCAACACAAGGCAATGATGGATTATTTAGAGAAACATCAGAACTGAACACCGAGCAAATATGCTTTAGTCATACTATTGACCCTATACTATTAGGGGTAAGAACTACTGGGTCACTTGGTAACGGTTCAGACATTAAACAGGCTTATGTCATATTTGAGAAAAACGTGGTTATTCCTTTGCGTACTCGTATTGAGGAAATAGTTAACACGCTTTTAGACATTGCAGGTATAGATGCTAAGTTCTCAATTACAAACTATCAGATTATAGAGGAAACGATTGCAGAGATAGAACAGGATAGTGTTGTGAGTTCATTAAGTGCTTTGCCAGATAACATAGCTGCTAAAGTTTTAGAGAATATGTCGCAGGATGAAATAAGGGCGTTGGCAGGTCTTAAAGCATTAAACGAGGAAACAGTAACAGAAGTACAAGCAAGTGATGTACAAGTTAACGATGCGTTGAAAGGTTTAACTGCTAAAGAGAATCAAGACATGATGAGAATAGTTAGAGACTATTCAAAGGGCAGACTACCAGAGGCAATGGCAAAGGCAAGACTTGCAGCCTATGGACTTGGAGCAGATATAATTGACGAAATTTTAGGAGCATGATTTACTTTGTAACGGAGAACTACATAAAGACAAACACACCGATAACCAAGAACGTAGACGTAACAGACGTTACACCGTGGTTAAAGACTGTTAGTGACCAAAGGGTGCAACCGATATTAGGAACGTACTTCTATAACGACATACTAACTAAATACAACGCTCAGACGTTATCGGCAGATGAGACTACTTTAGTAGAGTACATTCAGCCTATTGTGGCTTGGTTCGGTGCTTCGGCTGCTGCTTTCGGTTTGTCTTACCAAATTAAAAACAAGGGAATTCAACAACAGTTCGGTGACTTCTCTCAGCAAGTAACTTTTAGCGAGGTTACTTTTACCATGGAACACTTAGAGCAAATCGGGTTCTTTTATATCCGTAGGTTAGAGTTCTACCTTACAGAGAACAAAGCACTATTCGCAAACTTCACAAGCGACTTGAATAAGGACAGCGACCTAAAGCCTATTATCGACAAGTGCGACAATTCAGATGACTATAACAACACAATGATTGTTCTATAATGGCAGTTATTCCATTAACTATATCAGGACTAAAGGAAGCACAGGCAGACCTTGAACGCTTAAATAAAGAGTTTGAGAAAGTCAAGGATGACCCTATTAAATCCAAGAAGTTAGCTAAAGAATTTAACGACCTGTCTAAAGCGGTTGACGATGCCACGGATGAACTCGTTAAAATGAATGA